AACCGCAACTAATCATTATAGACGAAGCACACAAGGGGAATTTCACAAAAGTGTTGGAAAAATACCCACTTGCAAAAGTTATTGGAGTAACAGCGACACCAGTCGGAAAACATATCCCGAAATATTACCAGAATATAATTCAACCAATCGACACGCCCGAACTAATTGAATTGGGTTTCTTATCACCTTGCAAAGCTTATCAAATGGTTGACGACTTTTCCGACCTAAAAGAATCGCATGGAGACTATACGGATAAATCACTATTCGATCATTTCGATAAGAAAAAACTTTATTCGGGAGTTGTGGACCAATGGCAGAAAATAACGCCTGGACAAAAGACGCTTGTTTTCAATGTGAATATTAAACATACTGAAGAAATGAATCGGCAATTTAATGAAGCTGGGATTCGTTCGGAATGTGTAACGTCCAAAACACCAAAAGACGAACGAAAACGAATCCTTTCCGCGTTTAGTGAAGGGCTTTTTCCAGTACTGAACAACTGCGGAATACTCACGACGGGATATGATGAGCCGAGCGTCGAGGTTGTGATAATGAACCGAAAAACAAAATCGTTGCCGTTGTGGTTGCAATGTTGCGGACGTGGATCCAGAATTTACCCAGGGAAAGAAAAATTCACCGTTTTAGATTTCGGAATGAATCACGATGTTCATGGACTTTGGGAGGAACCAAGAAACTGGACATTGAAACAAAAGCGTAAAAGCAAAAAACAAGCGGCCCCCGTGAAGGAATGTCCAACATGCGAAGCCATGCTTTTCGCTTCAGCTCGTGTTTGTCGATATTGCGGTCATGAGTTTCCCGTTAGCGAAGGTGAATTGTCCGAGGGCGTAATGATCGAAGTTGCCCCAACAGCCCCAAGTGAATTGGTTGGATCCAAAATCGGTGACTTATCAATTGACGAATTAATCAAATTGCAGAAATCAAAGAAGTATAAACCCTCTTTTATTTGGCGCGTTATTCGGTCACATGGAAAAGAGTCGCTAAAAGATTACGGTCAAAAAATGGAATACAGTTCAGGCTGGGTTTACAGACAAAAACAACAAATAAATGATAATCAATTTACTAATTTTACTGTAAAATGAAAGAATCCGAAAGCAGAATACAACAGGAATGCGTAATGTGGATGCGTAATACTCATTGCCTTGCAACATCTTCGCCCCGTTGCATAATTTTCTCAGTGCCAAACGAAGGGCGCAACCCAGCGGAACAAATGGCAAAGATTCAAACGGGTTTAATGTCGGGCGTTTCTGATTTGGTGGTGGTCCTTCCTGGGCGTGTGTTGTTTATGGAGTGCAAAGACGAAAAAGGAACGCAAAAGCCAAAACAAAAAAAGTTCCAAGAACGTGCGGAATTGTTGGGGTTTGAGTATCACTTGTTCAGATCGTTAAAAGAATTTCAGGAAATAATTAGTTTGTTTATATAATTATATATATCTTTAGACCATGAAAATAACAACACACAAAAAAACCCTATCAATGGATTCGCAAGAGTTCACGATCAAGGGCGTGACGTACCGAATCATTGAAACGGCAATAAACGAGTTCGATATTTGCGTTTGTACGATCAAGGATATTGTGTCGAAAACGTATCATAAAATTGAACACCAGGCGCTTTGCCGTAAAATATTGAAATATGGGAATGATTGATAACGGAATTGTGTAAGCGTAGTTGCGATTTAATAATAACAAAACTTAATTGAAATGACAAAAACTAAAAAAACATTCGGAGAAGTATGGTGTTCATTGACAAGTGAACAATGTGAATACTTAAAAGACTTTATAAATAAACAAAGGCAAGATGCTGTTAAACATTACAAAAGTGAGCAATTACGTTTACACGGTGTTAGCAAATCGTTTAAGACCGAACTTGAAATGCACGAAATAGCCACAGAAAAATATCAAGAACATAATTACGGAGATGCTAAATATGACGGATTTATGGAGTGTTACAGAATGTTGGTAAAAGAAACCAAAAACAAGACAAGCCTTAGTAAATAAATGTTTGCTAATACAATAATAAAGGCACGTTTTAATGTGCTTTATAATATGTTATCAATTTTTATATAAATTTACAAAATGAAACAAATCTATCAAACAACATGGTTAATCGCCACGTATCACGTAATCACAACACCAACACATTGGGCGTGGCTGGTCCTTCTTGTAATCGCTTGCCCGTTTTGGCTACCATTACGGGACTGGCTCGAAATCCAAACGGATCACATTAGCAAATACCCAGAAAGAAAACGAATCAAAAAAAAATTAGAAGATGAGCAAGAACAAAACAAAAACTAGCCGCGCGCTGCAAGGAATGACCGAAGGAGCACGAAACCTTCTGGTGTCACTCCGAAACGGTGGCGAAGTCCCTGGAGCTGGATCGGTAATTGAAGACAATACGCCGCTAGTCGTTACAGAGCGAACAGGGAAACACTATAACAGAAAGAACCGCCGTGAAGGTGCATTTGTGCTTCAGAACGTTTCTAATGGACTTTTTATGAAAAGAGTGGTAAACATGTCAACGGGTGTAATATCTCGCAAGGATAAGCCCCTAAAAGAAGCGACCCTATTCCGCTTTGATTCCCTTGTGACGGTAATAAATGAAGTGCCAGGGCTCAACTTTGAGTATTTTATGGTAAAAAGAAATGATGAAAAGGAGTTAATACTTATTTGATATGAACACATTCGAAACAATAATACTTATTTCAATGGCCTCTTTAGGGTTCCGTTGCATTACTGATAAAGGAATGATATTTTATTTTTTGAGGGGCTGGTTGGATCGGTTGAAGGATAAGATTAAGCAAATGAAGTCTGATATACAGCATTATCAATTTTTTATTGATGATTCGAACGAAGAACTTAGCCATTCAAAATTAAACGTAAATGAATTGGACAAAAGAAATGAGTTAAGAGGTGAAATAAATCAAATTAGGTCAGAGCTTTATCGGGAAGAAAACAAACTCAAGCGTCGAGAACCGTTGTATAACGTCATTATGTACCTAGCAAAACCAATAATCCTTTGCGGAACTTGCATGTCCAGCGTTCACACATTAATTTGGTGGCCGATCCTAGTCGGTGAATACACATTGTTCACCATTGTCACGATGCTATCCGTTGCGTTTCTGAATACGTTGTTATATTTAATCATTGAAAAGTTGCAAGGAAAATGAGCTGGATCAACAAAGAAAAAGAACTACCAATGAAATCAGGCTTAATACTGGTGAATTGTTATATTGGTTTAGAAAATATCGTGAAGCCGATGTTTGTTCATAAGACGTTAAATATTAAAGCGCAATTTGGACTGTATCACGTAACGCATTGGCAGGAATTACCAAGTCCCGTTATTTTTCCCTAACTTAGCAAAATGAAACGAATATTATTCATAACAATCGCGCTTGCTCTGGTTGGCTGCAAAAAGGATTGGAAATGTACCACAACAACAACTGGAGGCGTTCACGCTTCTTTTGATTTCAGAGGTACGAAAGCGGAAATGCAACAATATGAAACGGACAACACTAATTCGATAGTAACAACAGAATGTCAATAGAGAAAGATAAAGGAGGACGACCAAAAGTAGGCATTGAATCACTCCCAGAAGGGTGGCATCAAGAGGTTCTTGACTTATACGAAGAAGGTGGATCAGATGTTGAAGTAAAAGCAATGATTTATAAATGGAGGGGGTCATATTCAAACGATCTTTGGGATAGATGGATGAAGGATGAGGACGAGTTTTCGGAAACCATAAAGGTCGGAAAGGCTTTATCGGCGGCGTGGTGGGCTAATCAGGGACGTACTAATTTAACCAATAAAGACTTTTCTTTTACGGGTTGGTACATGAATATGAAGAACCGATTTGGTTGGAAAGATAAAACTGAAGTTGCCCAAACCGTTCAAAATCTTGCACCACTTTCACAGGATGAAATTGAGGCTGCTAAGAAAAGAATTGATGAAGAGTATTAATGAACCTATCAAGACAAGAACTAGCCATAATCAGAAATCAATGTGACGATGATTTGTTATTCTTTACGCGTTTTTTCTTCAAGGAATTACGCGGAACCAAATTCATTGTTTCGGACCACCAGCGCAAAATATGCGATCAACTACACCGTGTCGAATCATACGAATTAGAGCTTCTCAATATTAACATTCCGCCTCGTTTCAGTAAGACAGAACTTGCAGCGGTTAATTTCATAGCGCGTGGAATTGGAATGAATGCAACTTCGAACTGGTTGTATATTACTGCATCCGACGAATTGCGTTCGGAAACGTCCATCCGAATACGAGACATTGTATCACACCCATACTTCAAAATCATGTACGGGGTCGAACTGAAGAAGGACCAGAACAGCAAAAATCTATGGCGGACCACTCAGGGCGGCGGACTTAAAACGGCGACGATATTCGGACAAGTGACGGGTTTCGGTGCTGGTCAAATGGTGGATGAAGATACGGCCGATTTGATGCGATCATTTGAAGGTGCTCAGGTCTGGGATGATATAAACAAAATAGACGATTCTGACACACAAAACGCAAATAACGATAAGGTAACGCGGACCATTTTCAACACGCTACTATCCAGAAAGAACTCCAGCGACACACCAATAATCAACATTCAACAACGGGCTGGGCTATCCGACGCAACCGAACAGCTAATCGAGCATTACGGAAAGGACAACCCGAAAGTTAATTTCATGGTCATGCCTGTTATTACCGACGGCGTTCCGTTATGGAATTGGAAACTAAACGTTGAGCAAATAAACGACCTACGTACAAGCCCAAAGACGTCACACGTATTCGATACACAATACATGCAGAACCCAACACCTAAAGAGGGGCTTGTTTGGGAAAAATCAACACTACAGTATTACGATGAATTACCGCCCGAATCAACTTGGGACATTCGTTTGGGTTATTCCGATCCTGCTGACGTTGGAATTGACAATCATTCCGTTCCGTTTGCGGTCATTTCTGGTGGGCTGGTGTATGTTCATGACGTTATATTTTCACAATTGAACCTTACAGAGATACAGCCCACTTTAGTGGAGCGTATCAAAACGCACAAGATAGACGAATTATTCCTTGAAGTGAACAACGCTGGTGCATTATTTCGTCGTGATTTAGCTGAGCAAATCGATTGCCCTATATTTGGACTCAAAAATACAACTAACAAGATGTCGCGTATCTTAGCCCAGGAAGGTTGGGTTCGACAATATTTCCGTTTCCGTCAGGATTCATTGCCTGATTCCGATTATGATAAGTTCCTTCAGCAAGTTTGGCGCATACTTCGGGACGGTACATACAAGAAAGACGACGCGCCCGACTCATTAGCTGGCCTTTGTTTTATGATTAGACGAAATTATTTATCATTATTTGAGTAGTATATATATATAAT